AAAGTTCAAGTGCAGCATTTTCGGCAAAGACTTGTTTATATAGTTTTCCGTCCGAGTCTCGAAATGTCTGAATTTCTCGTATTTTAAACAACACTAACTGACCATCCAAATCTTGGATGGCTACATAATTTTCAACTTTGATAGATTCCGTTCCATCAGCTGGACATTTGAACTCATATGTTGATTGTGCATCTTCGATATTTTCTACATACATATCTTCCCAAAAAGGTATAGAAGAAGGGAGTTCGTTTGATAAAACTCCCTGTACTTTCCCATCAAAATCAATGATATAGATCATATTATTACTCATTTCTCACCACCTACAAATACCTGCTGTCATACTGAATATCAACTTCAACAGCACCAGCTGGTATTACTCCAATTGTTTCTGCACCAGGACTCAATCCAAAGAATTGTGAACCTGGTACCATATATTGAATGGCATTTACGCTATTCAAATAAATGCTTCCATTTCCCATATCAATTGTGAGAACATCACCTGCATTAAACACTAGGTCAACATCTGCACCCTCATCCAATTGATTGATTTTCCATAACTTCAAGTCCTCAATATACATAGTTGCCGCTGGGCTTGTCCCATGAACGGAAAGAGCAATAACAATGGATGCCACTTTATCAGTGAATTCATTTTTCGAGTCAATTACGCGGGTAGAAGTAGACCATTCTTCTTTTCCATCTCGGATTTGGCCAAAATAAACGTTAATAGCATTCCCTTCACGTCTTAACCGAATCAATCCGTCAAAATCATTTAAGTTTTTCACTTTCCGATCAAAGATAATATCTCTTCTTCCGTAATAACCAATTCCAGCCTGTGCATTATTTAAATAGGCTGTAGGAGTATCATCTTTTAATGTTAGTTTCGCAATTGACTCACCGGCTACGTTGCGGAAATAAATATCTATTTTACCCATTTGTTTCTCAAGATCCTTACCAGTCGATCGATGTTGAACTTTTGCTTGAAAAACAAAATCTTGTACAGGTTCAGACAATCCTTTAGCTAATGCTGCCCCATGCCAAGCAGATCCTTCTCCAACATTCAATAAACTAAATGAGTATCCGTTGGAATTCATTTGTCCAGTTAATGTAATTTCCTCGAATGTTCCATTCAATGCTGTCCACCCAGTTAGCGATTCGCACGCTTCAAAGAAGATTAATTGTTCACGTGGTTCGGGCGTAGTTTCCACTGTCTGAAAATTTCCTAACTGCAAGTATTTTTCGCCACATGCGATTGCAAATGCTGGCGTATCCTCCAAAAATGTGGCGGTTATGACAGGGAATGTTTCCACTCCGCTATAAACAGAAATATCTTGTACATTGTTATCTGCTGGAATATGTGCTATATAACTTTCACCTTTTCCGTATGGATACGGAATGAAAAATTGCAATGTTACGGTACCATTTTGGTAGTTGATTTTCGATATTTCCGATGATCCCGTGAAAATACCATCGTACACAATCCCTGGATGATCCGAGAATTCTATGGGTACTAAAGAATCCGATTCTAGGACATTGGCTAATGCTTGTCTATTTTCTTCTAATGGTTCAGAAATTAATATATCCACGCTGAAAGTGCGTGGATTGACTTTTCGTCTATAAAAATAGGTTCCTATTTTATCAGGAATATCCATCGTGACATTTTCGAGAGGGGGCATTACGTCACGATGGATTTCCGTAATAAAACAGTAATTAGACAACCTTATGCCTTTGTAAATAACATCAAGTAAGTATGATGTCGTCATGCAAAGCTCACCCTCCCCGATGCTCTCGTTTTATTTAATTTCTGTCTGTTTAGTTCTTCATCCATATATTTGGCTGTTGTTCGTGCTAACGCTCTACCATCCACTTCTATTGTTTGATTTTTCAACACCAATTGTGTTAAAAGGTCAATTTGTTGCTGCATTAGGTTTATTTGTGCATCTTGTCGTGCAATAAATTCATCATAATTATTATTTACAACAACTTGGCTACCGTTTGGAACATCTAAGATTTGTTGAGTTTTTGCAAGAAGTTGTAATGCTCTTGCTCTTTTTGTTAACGGAATCACAACTTCCGGTTTGTTACCTTCGCCGACTCTTACTATTTGCTCTCTAGTGATGAGTCCACCATTTGCATAACCATGACCTTGATATGCTCTTTCTAAAGAGCCATAACGTGACATTGCATATCTTAAAGACGCTAAGATGTTAGATAATGGGTCGTATATGTCTTTGTCAAATCCTTTTAATGCATACGCTCTAAATGTTGGGTCAATAACTTGCATCAGCCCTTTAGATGGTATTCCACGTTTAGCGTTAATATCCCATAAGTTGATAGCTCTCGGATTACCACCCGACTCTGTTTTCATTTGATATAGAACTCTATTAACAATGTTTTCGGATGTTGACAATCCCAACATTTCTAACGCTCTAATAACGTAAGGTCGCCATCTTTGGACTCCAGAACCGGAAGGAGTTCCACCGCCAAAGTTGAATTGTTTCTTAATCCAGTTAACAGCACCATCTTTAACAAGGTTAATCATACCTTGCACAATGCCTAATGTCGGGTTTTTAATGCCAGACAAATTAGTAAACTTGTCAATAGCTAATTTGATCAATTCTTTAGGTTTGGATGCATATTCCCACACATCTTTAACCTTATCCCACGCAGATTGTAGCCAACCTTTACCACTAGCGTATTTTGGAAACATGTTCAATAGTTGTGAAGTAGCATCACCATTTAAAACCGATGTTCCTTTTGGAAGGTTTAAGATGGTTTCTTTTTCTGGGGAAAGGAACATTTGACCATTTGGTAAGGCAATTAATTCACGTTTGTTTTTACCTTTACCATCAGATACTAATGCAAGACCACCAGGGTGGTTGTCAGTTCCTTTGGCATATTTAGGAATGTCCCATTTTGGTATTCTTAGCTTTTTAGGTGCATGAACCTTATCCAAAATCCAGTTAATACCACCAGTAACGCCATTTACACCTTTTGCAAGTCCTTCCAGCAGCACTTTAGAAACACTTTTCATGGCATTTCCTATTGACTTTGCACCTTTTTTAAGGGCATCTGCCATTTTTGAAGGCAGTTTTTTAAATGTTTCAATCATTTTGTCCCAAATCTTACCTGCACCGTCTTTTAAACTTTTAAAAATATCTAGTGCTTTTTTTCTTAGGTTAGATAATGTGCTTGTTACGGTTTTAAATGCTGACTTAATGGGGTCAATGATATGATTTTTGATGGCATTCCAGATGGTTTTGATGGAGTTTTTCAATCCATTGAAGACTGTTGTGGAGTTTTTACTCATGTTGGAGAAATAAGTTTTGGAATAATTTACAATCCATTTGATAGGTGCGGAGAAGATATTTTTCATTGAGTTCCATAAACTCTTGAATGCGTTCTTAAACAGTCCAATGAAGGATAATGCACCTTTGAGCATCTTGCCATACCATAATAATTGCATACCATTCCAAATAAATTGAAATGCACCTTTGAATAGCTGTTTAATGCCTTCCCACATCTTGTGCCAGTTACCAGTAAACAATCCAGAAAACACTTTAACAATACCCATAATGACATTTAAAGCGCCAGTTATTACACCTTTGATATTATTCCATACGCCTACAATGATTGATTTAATCAGTGTCATTGCCACTTTAATAATTGGCGTTATTACTGTCATTGCAACTTTGACAGCATTGGTTAACATTTCAAATGCTGGCTTAACTTTTTCTTTGATGCTTGAAGCCAGATTATTAACAAATTTATGGAATGGTTTGCTTTTGTTATAGGCTAAAATAAATGCACCGACTAGCAATCCGATGCTTGTAACCACTAATCCTATTGGATTTGCTAAGAAAGCTAAATTCATCAACCTGACAGCACCAGTAATGAGTTTAATTCCACTAACAATTTTTGGTGCAATCATTAAAATGTTACCTAATGAACCTGCAACCATACCCATAACCATTGTTATCGGGGCTAATGAAGCTAGGAATGCACCAACTCCAACAGTTACACCTTGCATAGTTGGAGACATATTATTAAACACGTCACCAAATTTCTTGATTCCGTTAGTAATTGGTGTTAATATTCTTGTTCCAATGTTAAGTAGAGTGTCACCAACTGGCTTCAATGCTAGTTGCAATTCTCTCCATGCCTTTTGAAATTTAGCAACTGGTGTATTGGTTAAGGCTTTAGCTGCCTTGTTTGTTGCACCTGTGACGTTATCATAAGCGTGGTTTGTATTGTTGAGGGATTGGATAACCTTTATGGCGTTATCTTGACCAAGTGCTGACCATAAGTTTGATGCAAGTGTTAATTTATCTTGCTGATTTTTCATGTTTTTCAGGTCATTAATGGCAGAATTGAATACATCTTTTGTGGTTGCTTTTCCTTCTTTAAACTTTTGGAACAATTCTTGAGTTCCTTTTGAAAATTTACCTATATTTTTCTCAAAACGTCCATCAGTCAAGCTGATTCCAAATTCTTTGACAAAATCATTAATCTTATCAAAATTGTACGCACCCGATTTTAGACCATTATCTAAAATGGCGAACATTTCTTTAGCACTAAATCCATTTTGCGCCCATAATTGTCCATATTCTGCAATGTTATCTTCTAGTTCACCAGATTTATTAAGTCCACGTTGCGCCCCTTTAACCATATAGTCAAAGGCTTGGTTGGCACTCATGCCAAAGTTGGTCATTAAACTATTAACGCCACGCAAAGATTCTTCAATATCTGCCCCTGTAATCTTAGATAACGTTAGGGCTTTTTCTGTCACACTCTTTAATTGGCTATCATCGATGCCTTTCAAGTTTTGTTTAATCTTTACTACTGCTTCGCCAACTTCATCTGTACTTTCACCGAATCCATCAGCCCAAACTTTACCAACTATTGAGCCTTGTTTCTTGGCTTCTCCTGCTGTAGCACCTGTCATGGCTTGTATATTGGCTGAAATATTGGATATTTCCGAACTAATTTTTGCACCTAAAGCAGAAATGGCAATTATAGGTGCTGTAAATGCTTTGGTTAATGCGCCAGACCATGCACTTGCTTTTTCTTGTGATTCTTTAAATTTACCGCCAATGTCATTCAAATGGTTGGCAAATTGCTTGTTACTGTTGTTCAGTTCCTCTAATTTGCTTTTAGTTTGTTGTAATTGACGTTCCCAAACACTCTGTTTTCTTACAGCGTCATTTAACTGCTTTGCAAGGTTAGTTAATTCTTTATCACCTGCTTTATAGGTTTTAGCTGCTTCAGCATATTTTTTTCTCAAAATTTCAATTTGTTTTTGATTTACAGCCATGACACTGTTTAAATCGTCTACTTGTTGTTCTAATTTGCCATACTCGTCTCCAGCATTTTTAAATACTTCAAGATTAGCCTTCATTGCACTTTGAGCTTGTTTTATTTGATTTCTAATACCTTTTATAGAATTAGCAAACTGCGTTCCTTCGAGCGAGATTCCTATGACCATGTTCCCTAAAGGTTTATTTCCTGCCAAAAAGCCTCACCTCCCCATTAAATAGAGTTGTAAAATGCTTCTATATCGTCATATCTGGTTTTATTATTTGATTTATCATCCATTAAATTCAAAAAGCCATGAATATCCATATTTTCGATGTCATTGTACGTCCATCCATTTTCTATAAGATTTCTATAAACTTTATTTAAATTAGACAAGTATTCTTCAAAAGAGATTTCTTCTATTTTGTCGCCTGTTTTACTTGTTCCATCGCTTGCTTTTTTTTCGCTTCTCCACCCATTACTTGAGTAATGATTTCATTTAATACATCACCGATTTTATCTGCAGCAATACCTTCATAAATGGAATCATAATTCACTTCTTCATTTCTAAATAAACTTGCTACGAGTCCAATCAGTTCGTCTAATTGTTCTAATTCGTTCAATTCGCCTTTTTCCGTTTTTATTCCAAATTCAATAACTTTTCTCAAAGATCTTGCAGACACAAAGTTTTCAGTATAAGTTTTTGTTTCGTCAGTTTCTGGATTGTATAACTCAATTTTTAACATGTTATTAACCACCTTTATTATTTTTTGTACAATAATAAAAGCTAGACACCGTTTAAGTGCCTAGCTTAAATCATTACGCTCCTGTAGTACCTGTATATCCGTTAAACACGAACGATTTAAATTGTTCAAAATCAAACCCTGTATTTGATGTGCGTCCTTTTGCGTAGACTAAACCATCCAGTTTTCTGCTTACAAAGGAACCACTCAAAGAACCATCTGTAGTATCGGCCTCTTGTCCTTTATCTTCCGCAGTTTTAAGGTCTGCACCGTCAGGATGTCCGAATACTCCTTTTAATAATCCGATGTAGATATCATCATTTTTAAGTCCTTTTGTTTTCAAAATAACTGAAACGTATGGTGCAACAGTATCAGCACCCAATTTAATAACACCATTTTCAAAAGTTGCACCAGAAATAGCTGCAATCACTTCATCAGATAAATCAGCAGTATCTAAATCCAACTTAGGCGTTCCTGTACCAACTGCTGATACAAAGAATGGCACATTAGAAGCATATAATGTATTAGCTTGTGCTTGTAACCCACTTAGTTTTGCTTCAATTGTGCCACCTTCTTGTGCATTAATTGTATATACTGTTTTAATTGTCTCTGTATCTCCATCGTGAATTCCAATCATTACTTCTTCAAATCCAAGTGTAGCCATGTATTATCAATCTCCTTTTCAAATTTTTAAAATAAAAAACACTCAAAATGAGTGTTTATCCAAATTCAATATGTTGAGTTGTTCGATAACGTCTTGCCAATCTAAATAAATCAATGTCAGGATCTTTATCTAATGCCCCATTGTATTGACTCCAATAATTATTAGACATTAGAGTATCTAATGCAGTTTTAATATTGTCTAATGTCTTTAAATCTTTTGCCCAAACATCGACCTGAACACTAAAAACGAGTGAAAAAGGTTTATTTGATGCAAAATCTTGTTGATAATCACTAATTTCATTGATTCTTACAATCGGTGCATTTTCTACTTTTTGATAATCTTCCGGCACATCAATTGTAAAAATCATATCGGGATTTATAAGACTTGTAATATTTTCATCATTCATTAACAAGTCATATATTACCTTAACAGGGAGTGTCACAATCCTATCCCCCTTTTAAATTCTTCTGCCATAATTCTCATGATTTCTTCTTGCATTTCTTGTTCTGTTCGCTCAATAAAATGTTGAGGGCGTTGTTTGATTGTTCCCATCTCAACAAAATGGGCACGCCATGCGGTTTCTTTTCCATAACCAACATAAATTTCACCATATTGGTCAACACCGGAAATAGCAACGTCATCTTTCATGTGCTTTTCATTGCCATCTGTCGGGTCAATAGGTGTATTTTCTCTTAATCTTTCAGCAACAGCTTTTGCTGCTTCTTTTAAACCTTTATTTCTCACTTTCTTTTCTTGTGCAACCATCCTTTTTAATGCTTGATCGATACTTTTAGTATCAATTTCCACGCCCATCTAAGACACCGCCTTGCAGATAATTACATCGAATTCTTTGTTTTGTAAGTCAGGATTGATACTAACAATCTCGTATCTAACACCATTATGTTTAACTGTCATGTCATTCTTAATTTCTGCTGGTTGTTTATGTCTAATCACAAATGTGATAGTGTTTTCCAGTGCAGTACCAACTGTTACTTGCATTTCTTTTAAATACTGGATTCTAACACTAGCCCAACAAGAAAACACTTCTTCGTCATCAATCTTTGGTGTTCCATAATCATCTTTTGTTTGTACTTTTTTATAAAATGTAATACGTTCATTCATTTTCCCTGCAGTCGTTATTTTTTTAGGCACTGCTAATCAGCCCTCTTAATTGCTGTATAAAGGCTTGTACACCAAATGGTATATCCTCTAAATTGACATCAGTGGTTGCTGATCTATTTTCGTACCAGTGACTGATGAGAAGTGCTGTGGCATAATCAAAACGTGGATCAGTTTTATAGTAATCGTCTGTGCTATCGATGGCACTTTGTATGTAAGATTCTGCTATTGATTGGATATAAGTAAGAAGTTGATCGTCTAAATCGTGGTCAATCCTTAAATAGTTCTTTAATTGAGTTAATTCCAATATCATCACCTACAATTCAAAAAAGGAAGATGAATTGAATCATCTTCCTTAGATTATCCTTCGGTTGGTAATTGTAGAGTTACAAAATATCCTGCATTTGCATCGGCTTGTTTAACGTCAAAACGAATAAATGATGCAAGTATTTGTCCATAAATATAGTTATCGACCCATTGGACAGATGCTTTTTTGCGGTCTGCAAAGAATATACCAGCGTTTACGTCACCGATAAATGCTTTCATGTCCCCTGCTAAACCTAATAACTCATCTTTTACAATATAAACATTGCGACCCAGTAGTTTGTAACCAGATGGTGCTGTAATGTCTTGTTGCAATAAGTAACGACCATTCGCATCTTTTATCGTATCTAAAGCGTTAAAGAATGACTGCGTGCAAACAATAGATACATTGTAAGCAGGATCAATATCAACGTTTAAGATGTGTTTAATATCGTCTAAATTCGTAACTGTTTTTGGTGTAAAGGATTTCAATACCTCTGCAATCTTTTTATTAGACGTATTTAATGCTTGTTTTTGAATGTGTTTAGATACTAATCCAGCTAAATTAATACCAGCATCATCTAAAGATTCTTGAGAAATTGGGATTGCACCACGATAAGTTGTAATCTTATAGTCAATATCCGTAAAATTTGGTTTTGCTAGTTCTGGATTTGCTGCTAATTCCTCTACACTAACCAATTCATCAGATGGATTAGCTAACACTGGATAAGAACCACTTCCACGATTGACAGGTACGACATTAGCCAATTTACGTAAATCAACTACCGTTTCTGGAGTTTCTTGAGGATTAATTTGAATATCTTCTGGAATGACAGCTTGTGCATCAACTGTTGTGATTCCTTCACGTACTTCCCCTTTAGAACGTAAATATTGTTCAAATGCTCGCAATTCTTCGTTTTCAGGTTTCAAAATTTCTTTTTCTTTTGGCATATTTCTCATTTCTCCTTTTTTTTGATTTGATTTTTGTTCTTGTTGTGGTTGGGGATCTTGCGATATGTCCTCTGGTTGCAATCCAGCTAAATCTTCAAGCTGTTTCAATTCGTCTTGAAGACTAGTAATCTTTTGTTTTAATTCATCAATCTGTGCTTTTAAATCAGTAGCACCTTGCAAATCTCCATTTGCTGCTCTTTCTTGTGCCTCATTGATTTTTGCGTTAACTTCTTCACGTTTTTCTTTTAACTGAGAACGTAATTCCTTAATTTTTTCATCCAACATTTAACACTCATCCTTTCTTTGCATTAAAAAAAGCCACCGATTATTCAGTGACTTGTAGAAAATCCTTATCTAGTTTTAGTTGTAAAAGTAACAACTCTTTTCGTTTTTCAAACTCTTGTTTTACTTGATTTAAATTTCTTGTTGCAACAGCAACTGAGCTTGCTTCATAAGCCGGATAAGTAACAACCGAAACATCAAATAAACTTTTAATCTTCTTAATCGTTCTTTGATACATTCCTGTTTTCGGATCTTGTCTTAACTCATCGCCATTATCATCAATAATGAATCCAAAAGAACACTGATTGATGTTACCTGCTTTGATATTCTCATATAAGTCGTTGGCATAAGACGTATTAGGTAACTCACATCTAAAATGCAATCCAACATCATCCACTTTAAGTTGCAATGTTCCTGCTGTTGTTCGGCCAATTACCTTACTGGAGTCATGATCAATTAATGCTCTTACATCGCTCATATCAGTATCTTTTAATGCTTCTGGCTTGATTGTCTCGATAAAACCACCTAAATCATTTGACCAAGTGTTAAATTTTAATGCATAACCCTCAATAATCTTCTTGGATTCATCTGCTCTTGTCTCCAAACCAGTAACATCTAAATACCGTTTTTCCAATTCATTCATTAGTATCACCACCTTTCACGTTGTTGTCGGTAGTGATTTGTTGATTATTATTTTGTCTATCTTTTACGTTATCTCCTAGCGATTCAGCATACGTATAATTGAGCGAAACAATACGTTTATCAATATTCGGATCACTGTTAGAAGGTATATATCCCAATTTTTCTTGGGCTTGTCTAAACGAAATAATACCTGCTTGCAATTGTTTAATAATTGTTTCAGATAGTTGTTGAGGTTCTAATTTTAATAAACTATCCACGTTAAAAGTGAATGTTTTACCCATTCTAATATCTTGATAATCTAACAATTTTACGTTTAACTCATTAATCCAATTGGAAAATAACGGTTGAAGTGTGTATTTGAGGAAGGTTGATTCTGCCTGTGTATTTGATGTGTGCGCTTCGTCAATTTGGAACATTGACAGTGGAATATTAAAAGCTTTTGCAACACTTGCTGTGTTTATGTTATTTGTGGAAGCTATGTATTGGAGAATGGAATTGTCTACTGTTAATTGTGTGTAATCCATTGTGTCATCCATGACAAGTGTTCTTCCCGCATTATCTCCAGTGTTACTTGATTCAAAAACATCTCGAATATTGTCCTTTGCTTTCTTGTCCAATTGACCACCGTGTACTTTTAAAATACCGGATGGATTTAACGCACCTTTATAAAATGACGTGATTAATTTACGTGTTGATTCTTGTGACTTTAACTCATTGACCAAAGAATGTAACGGAGATATACCAATTAATCCATCAGACGTGACATTATATCTAAAATGCAGAACATCATCTGGTTTTAAATTAATTGAGCCACCACTTTCTGGATTAAATGTATAGTTAATATTCGCTCCATCAGTCGTTATTGACATCTGACCATACGGTAAATACTGCAATTCTACAGGTATTCCATTTGCTCTTTTTATTTGTGCAAATGAGTTACCGGTTAACAACATTTGTATAGCCATTATCTTTTTGAATTGAAACGCTGTCATATTACGATTCGGCTTTACATTTAATAAATAATATAAGTCACTTTGATTATCCGCTATGTTGTTCTGTTTTAACTCAATGGGATATGTTGCCAAACCATTTGAAATCACTTGTATAGCAGTGTAAACATCAGAGTGTTTCAAAGCTCTGATACCGCCAAATGAGTCATTCTCTATAGATGCTGCTATAATGGAATCCAAAATAAATTGATAATTATATGAGCGTGTTTCTCTTCGCTTTCCGAATAACATTGTCTATTTATCACCACCTTTATTGTCGAGTAGTAAGGCGATGATAATAAGAAATACACCTGTTATGACTAATCCTACAATTGTATTAAACAAAAATGCTGCAGTTGATATTAAAATCAATCCTAACAAAAATAAAATAGTGTGAATATTCAATAATATTAAGTTGCAAAAGATTAGCAATGATTTTAATTGCATCTTATCACCGCCCTTTAGAATGAGATGTTATTAATGTCATGGTAAAATTCGTTTAGATCGGTTGTATCTTTTTGATGGTACATGGATTGTGTCCATGCGTTTATTAGTGCTGCAATCGGATCTATCTTGTTCCTATTTTTTTCTTTATCAATTTGAACAGTATCATTCACTTTTTTCAAAATGGCATTGTTTACTGCAATGGTTAATAAAGGATTATCATTATGTATAATTTTCTGATCGTAAACTTTTAATTGGAAATCCCTTGTAGCTGGAGAAAGAGTTTTTGCACCTTGTCTTACTTCAATGAGAGGATATTTTTCTTCTAAATCTGTGATAAATGGCGGGGAAGTATAAGGGTCATACATGATACCTTTGACATTCCAATTATATTTCTCCACAATGTCATCAATAAATTGGATAATATCTTTGTAATCAATGATTCCACTTTCTTTTTTGGTTATCGTACAATAACCTTGTTGTTCCAATTTCTTGTAATCAATCTTGTCACGCTTGATTTTGTTTTCTAATCCACCTTTAGTGCCTACAAATGAATGTGAATCAACAAAGAATTTACCATCAACTGGAACAACCCAACTAATAGCTGATAAGTCATTTGTCCTACTTAAATCAGCACCAATATAGACATCTTTACCATATAAATTAGGCTGATAATCTATAGCACAATCCTTCCATTCAGCACCTTTTAAAAATGATTCTTCTGAAGCTGATTGCCACATATTAAAGTTTTTAACCAAAGTTAATTGTAAATTATCTTTTGTTCTTGCTTCTTCTAACTTTTTACGCAAAAATTTAAGCATCCTATTACGGATGCTATCAACTTCTAATAATGGATTTGATTTAATCCAAAGCGATTCATCATTTATTTCTTCTTCACTTTCTTGTTCATAGCAAATGGCAAAATAATTATCGTTCTTAACTTCACCATTTAATAATTTGGTTATATACGGGTATTCAATCGAATACATAACACCATTCAGCTTTTCACCTGCTGTGCTAATTATAATAATTAATGGTTGTTCTTGTTGAGTTTGTGACGATTCCAAAACTTCCATCATTCTGTTGTCAATAGAAGTGTGATATTCATCAAGGATTCCAAGTAAAACATTCAAACCATCCAAGTTATCGACATCTCGTGATAATGGTCTTAATACACTATTTGTTTCATCATATCGAATTTCATTTCGTACAATTTTTGTGAGTTTTCTTATAGTTGATGATTTTGAACGAATCTTTTTAAGCTGAGCAACAACCATGTTGAAAACAGCCCTTGCCTGTTCTTTAGAATTGGCTGTACAATAAATTTGTCTATCTAATTTAGGATACTCGCCATATAACAACTCAAACAAAGCAATTCCAGCAATTATCATGGATTTACCCTGTTTTCTTGCCATACTTATGTATGCTTTAGTAAATCTCCTATAACCTGTTTCTTTATTTCTCCAGCCCTGTAAGCTACCAATAAGAAATTTTTGGAATAAAGCAAGTTTTGTTGGCTTACCAGTGCTGACATCTGGCAATAATTCTATAAATCTAATGATCTTATCAGCTTTTTTAATGTCAAAATAATATGGATAATTAGGATCATCTTTCGATTTCTCTAAGTCATCCAAATGTCTTTGACATGCTTGTTTAACTTTTTTGCTTGCAATAATTTCACCATTGACTATCTTTTTTGCATAAATTGTTGTATAATCAATCATCATTCATCAAGTCGGCAAATGGATCGCTGACTTCTTCCTTGTCATCTTTACTTTGAGCAATTATACGCATACGACTGTCTAAAGATAAACCCAAACTACTTGCAATTGACTTTATTTCCTTCGAGATTTGCAACATTGCACGAAAATTTTCATTTTGCTTTGTGACGGGTTGACCTTGTGAGCCTTCTGTCGTGATTACCACGCCTTCCTTTTTAACTTTTTTAGATGTGTCAACAAATAAGGCGTAATAGTTACAATACATTGCAACCATTGCTAAGTCGAGATTAGCGATAGGTAACTGTTCTAATAACGGAACGATTCTTTTCCATTCTTTTTTGGCTGCTGAAGATAAATAAGATGGAATATCGTCAACGTTTAATTTGTCAAATTCAGCTAACATTTTTTCTTTTTCCATTCGTTCAGCCAACTCTTCTTTTGTCCAATGTTTTGTTGTTGCTTCCGTTAATTTCGGCTTTCTTCCTGCCATAAATTGATCATCTCCTTTCGTGAGGGTAGAATAGAGGATTAAATTGGGAAAATGGAAAAATGAAGAATTTGCAAAATGGGAATTTTCCGCGAAGAAAAGGGGGCGCCGATTAATTATTCACTATTTTACCAAGCCCCACACAATATATGGAGTCTTATCAACTTAATAACACAATATATAGTGTTATTAATTTTAACCAATTAATGTTTATACATTATATTGTATATTTATTCATTATAATGTATAACTAATCATCTTTAACAAAATAAAAAGGTTAACAGAACATTCCTGCTAACCCTTATCCTTCTTATCTTTTCTGCTACCAAACAGTAACTCAAATAATGATGGTTCCTTTTTCTTCTTACCTATCTTATGTGTATTATTATAATTCACATTCCCATTGCCAACACTGGTGTTAACGTATCCTTTACTATTGATGCTTGCCCTTACACCTTTTGTTCCTGCGCTGATACCAACTGACTTCCTACTCACATTTAACCTTACATTCTTACTTATTGGTATCCTAACCTTGAATCCCAATACAATCATCCCTTTGTTTTAATATTCAATTAAATGTTAATTGATTTAATTTTAATACAAATGTTATGTATCTTCAATTCTTCTTTCTTAAATCTGCATGCTCTTTATTATGATGCTCATGGCATACTGCTTCTAAGTTATCCCAATCTAATCTCTTTGACCAATCACTTCTAATCTCAATTATATGGTGTACTACATCTGCTTGTTTAATAATTCCGTCCTTTAAACACCTTTCACACAAAGGATATGCTGCTATGTAAGCATTTCTCAATTTCTTCCACGCACTCGAATTATAAAACTTTGCATACTTCTCATTATCTTTGTTAAATCGCACTTGACGATTATATTCTTTATCTCCATAACCTTTATGCTTTGGACAGTATTTTTCATCATAGTCAATTAACTCTCTACAACCTGCTTTATTACATCGTTTCTTGGGTTTCATTTAACCAACTCCATTAAAAGAGTGTGCATAACACTCACCCTTATTAAATTTCATCATAAAATTTTTCTTCATCGCTAATTGGAATTTCTTCACCATCATCAGTAAATTTGTACCATTGTCCTTTTATTACTTCTTTTTCTTTTTTAATTTCTTTAATAATTGGCTCTTCTTTTTTTTCATTTACACCTTCAAAATATTTAATAAAGATTTCTGGCAATCTGACAAATTCATCATCAGTTTCCCAGTCAAATTTGGTTCTTATCAACCCTTTTGTATCCAATCTTTCACCCTTGTAATATACTCTTGGCACGCTCGTATATTCCGTCTAATTCAATTCTTAACAATGGTTCATTCATTTTTTAACTAACTCCTCTCCCATTAACGCAAAAGAAAAAGCACCGCATGGGTGCTTATTTTTCATCATACTTTAAGCTATTTATTAGAGCATTAAAAAATACCGCTGTTTGACGCAATTGTAAAGCTTTATTGTATAGCCATGCTGAATATATTGTTATCCCCACAATTAATATAATACTCGAAATTATTCCTACCATTCTGTTCATTTCTTTTAGTAAGGCATACATACTTATTAAAAACCCGAAAATCCCAAAAAGAGGAGGGAAATGCTTCGAGGGATCGTATGATTCCTCAAATTCTTTTGCTCTTGCTTTAACAATTGATCGTTGAGTTTTATCCATTCTTTCTAAAGCTTTAATATTATTGTTAATAGCTTCAAAACTTAATGGTGATTTTTTAGGGAACAAATTATAGTCAATAAATTTTTTAAATTCTTTATTACTTTTCCTAGTTATTTCAATTAATTCATTAATGAAAATATTATTTTCGATAGATACATTTGATTGAGACGACTCTGTCATTAATTTTACCTCCCTCATCTACTTCATTTCGACAAAAGAGGACTATTTTCCTGCTTAAAAAGAGCTATTTATTTTGTTTTTTACTAATACCTTACAAAGATAGACATCTATGCCACCTTTCTCAGCCTCAACTTTTCGTTCTTTAAAATGCAATATGGCATCTTCTAAATCATCATAAAATTTAATATATGGATCGCAAAAATCATTAAATATCACAAATTTTTCTTCCATTAACAATCATCCTTTTTAACTCTTAACTTAATATACGCATTGACCACAACAAAAAATGTAAACACAACAATAACACCAAGATATAAATTTAAATTAATTAAACTAAATAAAGCAAAACACACAACCGACACAACCAAGGTTAACAAAAACATTTCACAAAATGATTTTAAAAATGCTTCCATTATTCTTTGCATTTTTTAGTCTCTCCTATTTTTTAATTAGCTTGCGTATGTATAACCTAAACACACATTCTGTATCGTTCTTGCACTTACTCCCAGTTCTTTAGCCTTTTGCTTATACCAGTCACACTTTTTGTATTGTACATCTTTAAACTCGTCACGTAACTTTTCTGCAACCTCATAGCCTAATCGAATAGTATTCATCCACATATCCCTATTTTTCTTATTCCCTGCACTGTTTATTAATCTCAAATTCTCAATTCGATTATCATTTGGATTTTTATTAATATGATCCACTTCTAAGCCCATTGCTCTCCAATCTTGCTTTGTAATGCCCATGTAACTACTCATTACAATCTCGTGTATGTATAGGCGTTTATAATCACCTTCATCGTTTTTTAATGTCGTCATCAAATAGTTACTATTATCTCCCGTCCCTTTAGCATCAACGCAAAGCCATTGGTTTCTAATCAAACTGTACACATTCCCTGTCGGACAATGTACTAAATAATTTTTAAACCCTATTAAAGGTGTCATCTCATCCCTTACATCATTAAAATTTGGTACTTCCTTCATCTATCTTCCCCCTGTTTTTTTATTTGACTTATTATGTATTGACTGTTAATATATAGTTAGTATATTTTGTTTGTTTTTAATAAAAAACATGTTTAACGTCATAAACGATTCCATCTTTATCAACCTTATATTCCAACCTTACTTTCTTATTTTTTAAATCTTTATCCTCTTTCTTATCCATTTTGACCTCCATAAACAAAAAGAGAGCTACGATTTTGTAACTCTCTGTCATCCGATTTTCTTATTAGCTTGTGCTAATCTACCTCTTGTTTGATTATGTTTAACTTCCTTAATGTCCAATTCAATTGTTTTTACAACTTCACTCATCAAAGACTTTAGTTCCCATTGGAAATTTCTTCTATACTGTTGTTCCCGTTCCTTAGCTACTTTTAAAATTTTTCGCATGATTGTAATCTTAGATTCTGCTACAGTTTTCTTCTTATCTTTACGTCTATTTTTATTAGACTTCTCGTATTCGAGTCTTGTTTTATTTTTTACGTGAAATTCTATACATTTTTTATACTCATCCATAAAGAACTCCGCACCAATTTTGTTGAAAATCACATCAAGCATTTTATAATTGTATGCTTTTTGTTCTTCTGTAGCATCGTCCGTGATGTACAAACCGTCTTTTCTAATTCTAGGTACAACATCAAACGCTAACCATTTTTGAAATTCAATCGCATTTTTATTTCCAGCTTTCATTGCTAATAAATAAACAAACTGTTCAGCTAGAAAATCTCCTTTTTTAACTTCATCTGAATATCCTAAACTAGATAGATAATCATTAACTCTTTTCCAACGAACAACAGTGTTGCCACTTTTGGCAACGGTAGTTAATCCCAAATTTTTTGCTACATTTTCTACATCAAATAATAACGTTCCTTCTTGATCCTCTTTAACACTAACTGCAAAGATATCATTTTTAAATACTTTTTCCATTAAAAATCAATCTCCTTCAAACGATTTTAGGAGGGCATCTCACCCCTCCATTTCCTCACTGTTGTTAGAGCATCTCACCTCTAACCAATTCGCTGTTTGAAGGTTTTTTAGTCCGACATAGCAGACGTTGGATGATAATGCTATCCCTGCAGACTTATTTAATTGTTAATGAGCCTTTCGGACTCTAACAATCAGGCAAGTGATAAAAAGAAAGGAGAGATTTTGAAGGGAGAAGATATTGATAATTAATATTGGAGGAATTTTTAATAATGGAAAAACTCGTTTACCCGATAATTACAATCCAAAAAAACATTGCTTTATTATTATTTGTGTGATACTGTATAATTGTATTATAATGTGCATTTTTAATAAAAAATCAAGAGGGGAAAAAGTAGTCTACTTTGATATTGCATTCGACTCCACGACAAATGTGACTAGCCTTCATGTTCCAGTTCCCCCTCCATATAGTCACTTAGAAAAAAATGGCTAAAAACCCCATAAATAAAGGATTTTAGCCATATATTTTAAAACTTTTTGTGACTTTTTGATAGTTTTATTTTTTAAAAGCTTGCAAGAAAACGTCTCGTTGTGTTTTATACAAAAGATCCATCAATCTTACTGCACCCTTGTTTCCTTCCAAATCTTTACTAATCATTTTTAAAATGGAATACATTGCGTTTTCATTCACCTTTAATTTCTTTAATTTTTCAATTGCTTCATCTGTTGCTTCCTCGATTTTATTATACATTTCATCTTCATTGCCACCAGCCGTCTTAATGGCTGCAATATTATTTTCTAATTTACATGCTATTTCTTTTGCTTTTCCCCTTTGCTTACGATTGGCTTTATTATTATCTTTTTTAACCAATAAATCAATCAATTTTATCGGCTGTTTGCGTTCTGCTCTTTTTAAATTGGACATAATGTCATATAAAAAGTCCATCGGACAATTATAATGAGCAAACTTAGTATTTTCATTTTGAGTTACATTTCTCCAGAAATCCGGCTTATAGGTAACACTGTCAACACCGATTAAAAATTCCCCAATTTCAACGAAATGAAATTCCCCATTTTGAACGATTAATTCGATAACTGGGCA